CTTGGAGGCCGTGGCCGATGCCGCTGCTGCGTTGGGGGAGAAGGTGGTTTCGGGGGATTACTCATCCGCGACCGATCACATATATCTCCCAGCCGTACGGGCAGTTGTTGAAGTCATTGCTGAAGATCCTCGATTGACAGAAGAAGAGAAAAGAGTTTTTTTGGGGAGTTTTGCCCATCTCAGGTGGGTAAGCTGTACAGGTTCTGGACCGATTACCAGAGGTTCGATGATGGGGAATCTTTGCTCATTCCCGTTGTTGTGCCTTCTGAATAAGGCCTGTCATGATATTGCTGCAGAGGAGGTTTATGGGAGGTCGTCAAGAAGAGTAGGTAGGTTCAATGGAGATGATTGCTGTTTTCCTGGCAATCAAGAGATGTACGCGAAGTGGCGAAAGGTGACATCTCTATTCGGTCTGCTCGTCAACGAGAGCAAGACTGAATTTTCCGCGCGCTGGATTGACCTTAATTCTCAAACCTATGATATTGCCCGAAGGAATTTCGTAGGTAAGGCTACCCTCGGCTTTCTCCGGCCAAAGAACAATACCCCTGGGGAGATTCTCACATCCGTTTTGAATGGCGTTGCGACTCTTAAGTTATCGGTCCAGGAGTGGATCGTTAATGTCGTCATGCGTCACGAGATCCGGGTCAAAGGCTTCTGTTTTAGTAACCTTTCCGTCTATTGGCGTCGGAGTCTTGTGAAACGAGCCTGGTTTCGTAGATTATTCTGGGATGGCCCTGCCACTATCCAGGATAACAAACTCGGTGCGGGAAGTCATGGCAGGATTAGTAAGGAGTCACGAAAAAATAAAAAAAATGTCGATGGGTTGAAAGTTTTGGATACCCAGGCGACCGTGAAAGTGTACGCCGATGCTATGAATAAAGTGACTGACAGGGAGGTTAAGCAATCGCTTGGTCGCCCGCCGATCCCGGAAGCACTCCGTGCTGTACAGGAGCTCATGGCTTCTGTATCCCAGTCTAGGGTCCGGTTTTGGCGAGGTAGGCGGGTAACTCCTTGTGTGAAAAGGGTGGATAGGGTCACCTTCCGTGTCGAGTCGAAAATTAAATACGAAATCCCGATTCCCCGAACTAGATACATTGGGTTTAGGACTGAGTGGACCTTTCTTTGGCCCTCAGAGATGCTGGAGTGGATCGAGGACAAGGCCCCTTGGCTTTTGCTCTCTGATCGTGCTTGTCGGTCTCCTCGCTATCGAGGTTCCTCGCCCTATCTTTCCTTGGGATTCGTCCTGTATGGAAGGAGAAGGAATGTACAGTATCCCCCACTTCCTCTGACCGTTCCGCCACATCTCGGTTATTTTCCTTTCCTCTCTCGCCCTCGGGCAGTGTTTTGATTTGACTGCAGGGGTGCTGTTGATTCGGGATGATCCATTAGAGTATCGGATCCATGGTGGAATAACGTGAAATGTCGGTTGGTCCTCTCGTCTCGCGGTCTTGGACCGGTGGGCGACTCACCCTTGTCAAAAGGTGAGAAGGGTCTTGTTGATTGACCTCCTCTGGGGAGTGTAGGTTGCTGCCGAAGCGTCTGCGGATGCCAGGATCTCTCTCGAAAAGGGAGACAGCGTTTGGGAAGAACCCTCACATTAGACTGAATACTAGACCAGGGGCCTTTGAACCCGTGAGGGTAGGTACTCGCCATTGCGGCCGAACCTTAGGGGGTCATGAAGACGAGACAAGGGGGAAGGGGATTATTAAAAGGCGGAAAAACCATAACCGTCTCCGATGAAGCCATGGTGAAGAGAGTGTAATTGGTGACTGGGTCACGAAGAAAATAAAGGAGCAC